GCTGGAATGCCACCCAAGTTCTTGTTATCTTCCATTATGTTTTCCTCGCTATGGAGTTCTTTCTCCCTGGTCTTTCTGTGCCAGGTTACAGGTTCTCAAGTCCCTTAATTTGGTATCTCACGCCGAGGTCGTTCACTATTATTTTGACGGTTTCTCTGCGTGGGTCCCGTATCAGGTGCTGGCGACTATTAACCAATTTGGTTTGAGTTGCCTGCCATTGAGATAGTTTAATCTTATCACGATTTATCTTTTGCTGCAATAATTGTTTTGCTTCTGGTGTTTTGGCGTTGTCTATTTGGTCCTGGTATTCGTCCACACGTGATTTTATCTTGCGGATGTTTCTTTCATTATTGCGTTGTTCTTGTAAATCTTTATATTTCTTTTCATCGTAAGTTCCGCGTTTCATGCGTTGTTCCTGGAGCATTTCTTCTTCGGTTTTGTTCACAACTTGCGTGATTGGCATTGGTTTCATCACGTGGCGGCAGTTGGGTCTGGTGGTCAGTGCTGGTCCTTCTTGGGATCCGTTTTCCCATTTGGTTGCCCAATAAAAACCTTTGATGTCTTTTTCTTGGATCGCGTTTTGGATCGCTGTGTGGTATTCAGGTCTTGCTATTTTTTGCCAATTCTCGACTACGTAAATCTTGCCTTGCCAATCTGCGTGGTCATCCGCACAATCTTGCAGGGACGAGCATAAATAAAAAACCACGCCTGCTTGCTGCCCAAAATAACTTAAAACTTCGAGCGATTGCTGATTCATCTGGGTCCGGACGTTTCTTTCTGCCCACACTTTGAATTTGTAGGAGGTGTTTTGGACTACGATGGGTATGCCTTCGTTAAGTCGTACTTGCAGGTTGTTGACTATTGCTTTTTCTATGTTTGCTATGTCGTATGCTGGTCCGTACTTTTCCGATGTGGTGTCTTTAATTGTAAAAGTCCCGCGTATGCGTGGATCCCTGGCAAGGAGGTTTATTGCTGCGGAATGTGAACGCATGCCTTCGCGAATTGCTGCCTGGGTTGTCGCATCGTTTAATTCCAGCATTCTACGGAGCGACTTTATGCTTGCTTCGCTTAATTCCACACTTTTTGTGCGTTTGCTTTGTAGTTCTGCTAATTCTTCCGCCAGGTCTTTCTCGGTGTATCCCTGTGCGAGTTTTTCGTTCAGGACCATGGTTTTGATAAGCATGCCGCGAATAAGTGCATCTGCTACTTTTTTTTGGTAGTCGAGTTGTTTTCTTAATCTCCCGAGCAGCAGGTTTTGAAAGTCGAGAAATGTCCCGCCTTGTCGTCTTTGCTTAATTGCCTCCAGCATGGTCTTTGCGGACAGGGATAAAATCTTACGCTCGAAGAGTGCGTATTGATACCCTATTTCGAGTGCCATGTCCTCCAGGAGGTCTTTTTTCATTATTTAATTTCTGGTTGTGGTAGTGTTTCGTCTGGTTCTGCTGCTTCAGGTGCTGGTTGTCCAAGTCCTAATTGTGCCGCTAAATCTGGGGACACTGGTGCTTCGCCGCCTGGTAAAGGTTGCCCGAATGGGTCGGTCATGCCTTTGTTCATAAAACCTTCCACGTATTCCTTTTCTTTTTGCTTTTCTTGTTCGCTTAAGGTGTCCGACCAAAGTAGTTCGATGTATCGATCTATGCTAATGCTGCCTGATTGCAGTGCGGATCCAAGGACTGATAATTGGTTTTCAAATGTTGGGTTCGCGAATTCATCGAAGTCCACGCTTATGTCTGTGTAGTTTTCAAACTTGGCGACTTGCGGGTTGTTGATGTAATCCTCGACCAAAAGTGTAAGTTTAATCAGTTTTTGTAAGATTCGCTTTTGCTTGAGGATGATGTTGTTCCGGGTCATAATCGTGACCTTTTCTTTTTCCCGCTGTGCATCCGCGTTGTCTTTTTTGGCGAGGTCTATGCCCATCGTTGCCGGGGACAGCACGCCTGTTAGGATCATGTTTAAGATTGAAATTGCTTCCTGGTCGTATTGTGAAAAATTAAGATTTGGTTGTGTGGTTTGAATTTGGGACGTGATGTCGCCTTCGCCTGAACGACCCGAGGGGAAGTTCACGTAGGTTCTGTCATATCGGGTTGGCGGTTTGCGTTCGCCTGTGCTTTTGGTTTCGATCAGGTCCATTGGGTAATATTCGACCGGGGTTGATTTGCGGACCACGTTTGCGGATTGTGATAACGCTTGGTCCAGGTCGTCAAATAAGTCCACCTTGCCTGTAAAAATTGACCGCCCGTATTCATCGTGGATTTGGTCCTTAAAGAAAACACAAGGAACCGCGAGCATTTCATCCACTCCTGTGAATTGAATATCTTTTAAGTCCTTGGTTTGTTCTAATGATTCGAGTGAGATTTCGTTTTCTTCAATTTCAAATTCCGGAGCGTCTTTGTATGGTAATTCGTATAATTTGTAAGTGATGACGCTATTTCCGTTTTCTCGGTAGCGGCAGTCGACTAAGCAGTACGCTTTGTTATCTTCTGTGAAATAATCATAAAATCTTACTTTGATAATTCTGCGTGTTTTTGTTTCAAATTTGACGTTACGTGCATCGTAGTAAGTAATAATTGGTTTGTTTGATAATTCTGGGTCGATGTTAATTTTAAACGCACCATGTCCCGTTACGAGTGTCATCGGGGTTTGTTCCTGGTTGAGAATTGTGAGCAAGTCGTTTTCATCCACGATGTCTTTGATTCGCTTGTCGAGTTCTGGGTTTTCTGCGGTAATGTTTGGGGATCCGATGGCATTGACGAGTGTTTCCACAATAGCACGTGGTATCCCGCTATGGGATCGTTTGATGCCTTCTTCTTCGCTTACTGCTGTCCAGAAGTAGTCCCGCTTGTTTCGGTTGTAGATGGGTTCTTCTGCTTGTTCGATGATTCTGCTTTTTGTGAAATGGTTTAATAATTCATCGCTGTCGCCAATGTACCAGATAAGGTATTCTTCTGTTTTGCTTCTCCGGATGTTTTCTGTGTTGTTAATGTACAGGTCCCGGTTGCGTGTTACGCGTGTGTTGCTGTATCTTTTTGAGTATTTTGCCATGGTTTAATTTCCTTTGTTTTTAAATTGTAGCATGTTTTTAATGCTCTTTAAAGTCCTTCCATCGCACCACTCGGGTTCTCATTGGGGTCCAGGCGTATTCGTGTGCGTTGATTGCGTGGTCATTTCCATCTGCTCTCATTTCGCCTTTTTCGCCTTTTCTGCTTACTTTGATTTCTCGTATCAGGTTTGGGCATGCTTCGCTAAATAAGAAATCGTCAAACGCCATCAGGCGGCATTCAAATCCTACCCGGTTGTGTATCGGGGTCTTTGTGCTTGGTTCAAAGCGGACGTTATTCAGTCCCTTTTGTCTTGCGACCAGGGTTAATCCGTCCCTGAATGCGATATCTGCGTTATCGACCCACACCCAGGTAATTCCTTTCATCAGGACTGGTTGCGGTCGGTAAAGGTTCCGCCACTCGATTAAGGTGTCTACAATTTCTTCTTGTATCTTGGTTGCTGTCTTTGGCGAGTTAGTGTTTTGGTTGCTCCAAAAGTATTCCTGGAGTGCTACGAATTTCTTATAATCCGAGGTTTGTCCGATCAGTTCCATCGTGGTTGCGGATCCAACCTCGCCCGACTTGTTAACCTTGCCTTCCCGGGAGAGTCCTGTATCGATGCCAATTTGGTAATCGCTATACTCCATTGTATTCGCTTGACCACGACTTATCACGAGTTTATCGCTAAATTCTGGATAAGTGCTGCCGCGGGCGTTTCCAAACATGCCAAGTCCTTCGACTTTGTAAATCTCCGGTGCTCTCCTGTGGAGTTCGTCCATCGAGAGATCGTATTCGGGATCACGCCATTCGTTTATTTTGTAGTTGTTGTGGACCAGGTAGAGTCCTTTGCCAAATCCTTTACCTCGCCATTCCGGGTCCATGAATTCCATTTTTGAGTGGTTTTGTAAGTACCCGTAATCTCCCTCCAGGTTGCCTTTGAAAAACTCCTCGTATATCCACGTGTCAATTGACCATGGGTTTAAGACCAGGGTAATCTGGAGCGTGACTCCGGGTGGAACGATGCCGCGGATGGATCCGTCTAACTTGCGAAAGTCGTCATAGTTTTTGATTTCGTATGCTTCTTCGATGTAAACCTTGGACAGGATTCCCTGGGTTGTGGTTACCGAGGTCAAACTTGTCGGGTTGTTTAATCCTCGGAAGAATATCTTCTGCCCGGTTTTCTTGTAGATGATTTCCATGGTGGTTTCCCGAACCTTGAAAAGTTGGGCGACTCCCATTTTTTCCATCCACTTGAGAATGTTGGCGTAGGTTGATTGCCGGTTGTCTTTGTCCACTTGTCGGATAACCAGGACGTTATTGTTCTGGTTTTCCAAAATGTCCATAATCGGTCGGTAACCGAGGGCGACTACAGATTTCTTGCTGTTTCTGGAACCTACAACCACTCGGTATCTGCCTTTAAAGTTCCAAAAGTTCCCGTATCCTTTGCCAATAAGTTGGGCAATGTCTATTTCTTTGTCGGGTTGCTCGTTTGCCATTTGTTATTCCTTGGTCGGTTCTGCTGGTGGTTCTGCTGTGACCACTGGTTCTGGTTCCGGGTCTTGACTTGTTGGTTCTGGTTTAATTGGATTAAGTGATGCATCGGTGTCGCCGCTTGGGACTTCGTTCCTAATGATGACGCTGCCTGTAATCTGTTCCTCCACCTTGTCGAGTTGGTTCAGGAACTGCTTACCCAACCAAATTGCCATGGTGGGGTTGGTCTGTGCCATTTTTAATTGTGCTCTGCGGAGGGACATCTTTCCCTT